AACGCTTAACAAAGGAGAAGAAATGCCAACCAAAGTAATCGTAGATTGTTCAACAGGTGAAACCAGTATTGTTGAATTAACAGCAGAAGAAATTGCTGATCTAGAGACAGCACGCCTAGCAGCTGAGGATCAACGCAAGGCAGAAGAATCTGAGGCAGCAGCAAAGGCTGAGGCTAAAGCTGCATTGCTAGACAAACTTGGCATTACCGAAGACGAAGCAAAACTTCTTCTAAGCTAATGAAACCGTGGTTATGCGCAGCTGGAGTTCAGTTAAGAGATCAAATTGATTTGTGGTTCGCTGATCGTCGCACTACCTCTGATGGGTGGCTTGGCGACGCTCGTCATAGTTCCAGAAAATCGGATCATAACCCAGATGGGGGATGTGTCCGAGCCATTGATATTGATTCTCGCTTGGATTCATCCGAGGGGCTCTCAGTATATTTGGCTGACCAAATCAGAGAATGCGCAAAAACCGATAAACGCATATCTTACGTAATCCATAACGGCAAGATAGCAAGCAAGATCCTGGGCTACAGGTGGAGAACCTACAAGGGCTATAACAAACACTATAAACACATACACATCAGTTTTACAAAGGCAGGCGATAAAGATGGCAGGCCGTTTGATATACCACTACTAGGGGGCAAGATATGAAAATAAGTAAGAAGCAACAAGCTGTAATAAAGTCTTATGCACGAGGCGTATTAGTATCATTCTTAACATTCTTAGCAAGTAATGAATTAGGTTTAGATCCTGTTGTAGCTGTAGTTATATCAGCTCTTGCAGGTCCAGCAGTTAGGGCTTTAGATAAATCCGATAGTGCCTATGGCCTCGGTGCTGATGCGAAATGAGTCCGACAGAGTGGGCTGGCTTTGCCGCTGGCATCACCGCCGTATTGGTCGGTTTCTTTGGGGGTCTGCGTTATCTTATTAAAGGATGGCTTTGGACTTTAACACCTAACAGTGGCTCATCGCTTGCAGATCGTTTAGCAAGAATTGAAACACGCCAAGAAGAAATGATGCGCATTTTAGTGGACAGGAAGTAGCCTTTAACTATGGCAACTACACGCAAGCGTAAAAAGATAAACAGGCGCAGAGTCCGCAAGACTCCAGAGCCTTTATCTAAGCTAGAAGTGTTTTATATTGCCAAGCACGAAATGTATAAAGCTGCACGCAAGGCTGGCTTTAGTGAGTCTGTTGCGCTGTATCTAATGGATAGCCCAGAGTCTATGCCCGATTGGGTAGTAGGCGATGATGGCATTATCCCACGTATTCCTACTCCAGATGAGGAAGAAGATTAAGCGCATAGCGTTTGTTAGCGATCTTCAAGTACCATTTTATAATGATGCAATAGTTAAATCAGTAGGCCGTTTCCTGGGTAAATGGAAACCACACCGTACTATCTGCATTGGTGATGAAATTGATCTGCCACAGCTCGGTGGCTTTAATGCCAACACCATTGATGAGATGGTAGGCAACATCCATGAGGATCGACAGCTGACCCAAGAAGTATTAAGTTATCTAGGCGTTACAGATGTGGTCGGTAGCAACCACGGCATTAGACTTTATCGATCAATTAAGAAACGGCTACCGAGTTTTCTCAATTTACCTGAAATGCAATACGAACGTTTTATGGGCTACGACAAGCTAGGCATTAAGTTTGCACCACAGGGTATCGATTGGGCTCCTGGCTGGATAGCAGTCCATGGCGACACTTTTCCCATATCTCAGATACCGGGCCAAACGGCCTTAAATGGGGCTAGGAGACACGGAAAGAGCGTGGTGTGTGGGCACACACACAGACTAGGCCAATCGGCCTTTACAGAGGCATCTAGAGGCCAATTTGGGCGTACTGTATGGGGTGTTGAGGTCGGTTGTATGGTAGATTTATCTTCAAGCGGTATGGCCTATACAAGGGGCTATGCCAACTGGCAGACAGGATTTGCGGTTGCCTATGTTAAGGAACGCAAAGTACAGGTTGTTACCATACCTGTTAGTGCCGACGGTTCTTTCATATTTGAGGGCAAACTCTACAGATAATTCGTTATCTAATCGTTATACAAAAAACCCATTAAATAATCCACAAAGTCGTACACAGGTGGCACACTATTGCCATGCCACAAAGCGTGAGCATAGAAGGGCTACAAATGTACGAGGACTTGAAAGACTTTGGTTATGTTTATCTATGGCTGGTGATGGGTTTATCAGCTCTATGGTGGGTTGGCTATCAGATAAAAGAGTCAGCATTCCAGGCAGGCTATTGGAAAGGCCGACAAGCTGGTTGGGATTCTCACAGAAGAATGACCAACATAAAGAAGAAATCAGACGAGGTGTTTGATTATGACCACAACAACTGAGAAGTTATTAGCTGATGTTGCGAGTACGATCCACGAACGTGGCGCAGTCTACGGCCATCCTTACTATAACCATAAAAGGATCAGTGAGCTTTGGTCGGCATATCTCGATCATCCAATTTCACCAAGTCAAGCTGCATTATGTATGGCACTCGTCAAGGTTTCTCGGCTTACTGAATCTCCAAATCATGAGGACAGCATCAAAGATGCCCTTGCTTACATTTCAATATACAAGACCGTGCTGGAAGCAGAGCTCGACGTCAATTACACCTGGGGGAATGACTAATGGCATTTAACTTACAGGACTATGAAACAGTAGAAAGCCGACTAGAAAAGTTTTGGAAGGATAATGAAAATGGAAGAATATCAACGAAGCTTGAACAGGCCACAGACACTAGATACATTGTTAGTGCTGAATTATTTAAAACACAAACCGATGAAAAGCCGTGGGCGACTGGGCTTGCTAGTGAGAGCATTAGTGATCGGGGTGTTAATTCAACGTCTGCATTGGAGAACGCTGAGACTTCAGCGATCGGCAGAGCACTTGCAAACGCTGGTTATGCAGCTAAGGGAAAAAGAGCGAGCCGAGAAGAAATGAACAAGGTGGTGCGGCTAGAAGCTGTGCCAACTTACTCAATAGAAAACAAATTAAATGAACCAGCACTATGGAATACGCCAGAGTTCAAAGCACCTGTAGCACCTAAGCCACCAGCTGTGTGTTGCGACAAGGGGCACATTCTAAGAACTGGCATTAAGAAAGATAATGGCAAAGCATATTATGGCTATGTATGCGCTGGACAAATCAAAGAGCACGCTGTGTGGGCTAAGCAAGATGCCACAGGCAGTTGGTTCTTTCCTAGCGAGAAGGGGGGCGAATAAATGGGATATGTAGAGATTATTGATGGCTCAGGTTATCTAGCACGTTTAGAGGACGGCAAGACAACCATAGAGCCAACAGTAGATAAATGTATGAGCTGTAATGACGACAGACTTATACACGATGGTAAGTATTTGGTATGTACCCAATGCCATTGCAGGCAATAGGGATATTACCATAATGTATACAAAGTTCAAGTGTAATGGTTGCAAGCGTAATACAGAGTTTCTGTGGCTGGACAAACTAGATACACCTGACGGATTTAAGGCCTATCAATGTATGGACTGCGGTACGGTGGGCGTTAAGAATATCGCAGAAGCGTTGGATGTATCTGACGGTGATATATCCAGATGTGCAAAGTGTGGTAGTTGGCAATTTGCCGCCGTGGTCTGCCACACTTGCCAGTTGATTGGAGTCAAAGATGCCAACATATGAATACAGCTGTAGAGAGTGCGGCACGCACGGATCTATTCACAGCTCATTTAACGAGGATGTGCCTACTATGCAGTGTCCTAAATGCAAGCTGGATATGAACAGACTTTACTCTGCACCTGGGCTAGTGTTTAAAGGTACTGGGTGGGGAAGCAAGCCGTGAAGATAGGCTCATTGTGCACCGGTTATGGTGGTTTGGATATGGCGGTAGAGGCATACTTCAACGCTGAAATGGTGTGGTGCGCTGAAATAGATAAATATGCCAGCCAACTCATTGAGCAAAGATTTAACAAACCTAATTTGGGTGATATCAAACAAATTAAGTGGGATGAAGTAGAACTTGTAGATATTCTTACAGCTGGATATCCATGCCAACCATTTAGCACAGCTGGACAAAGGAAAGGCACACAAGATGAGCGACACATATGGCCATACATCATTGAAGCAATTAGCAGAATACGACCAACTATTGTCGTCTTGGAAAATGTGCGAGGGCATCTCAGTCTCGGATTTAAGGAAGTACTCAGCGATCTTGCCAAAAATGGGTATGATGCAAAATGGGAAATTGTACGAGCGAGTGATGTCGGTGCACCACACCAAAGAGCCAGGTTATTCATTATTGCCTACCCCAGCAGCAAGGGATTACAAAGGACCGGGTACAAGGCAAATGACTCTACCAATGGCATTGTTACCAACACCAACTGCGATGCATGTAAGAAATCACGACGAACCAATAGAGAAATATCAGCAACGAGTGGAAGACTTCAAACAGGGCAAGACATTGGGCAAACCAGGAGCGAGTACAGGTGTAGCTGTGAGATGGCAGGACAAGAAATACCGCCTACATTGGTTGAGGGTAAATTAAACGCTCAGTTTGTCGAGTACATGATGGGCTTACCTAGTGGATGGGTCACCAATCTTAACTTCTCACGAACTCAACAGTTGAAGATGCTAGGTAATGGCGTAGTGCCACAACAGGCTTATTATGCTTTACGATTACTACATGAGTGAGGCAGGCTTTGACCATAACTGGATCGATCAATACAACATTGTGCCATTCTACGACACGCCTTCTGACCTGCGGTTATGCTAATGGATTTGACTTGGCATGCTAGGCTATAGTGAAGCAGTGGCTCTCAAAGCCACAAGGCGAGCCCGCAAGGGGAAGCTCGCAAGGTGCTGGCTAGTTGGCATAGCCTTATGTTTAGCCAACATTTTAGGCTTTGAAAAAGCACATTCCGTTTCAGTTCCTAAGACTACTCATTACAAACAATATGCATTTATGAAGTTAGATTACTCATTCACAGAGTTCTATTGTCTTGATGATCTATATACAGCTGAGTCTAGGTGGAATCCTAATGCTAAGAATGGTTCTCACTATGGCATACCACAAGGTAGGAGTAAGTACCTGGCTAGTGTTGATGGGTTTAAGCAGATAGAGTGGGGTATTAAGTACATCAATAATAGATATGGTTCTATGTGTAAAGCATTACATCATTTCAAGACAAAGGGTTGGCATTGAGCGAACGCGCAATAGGTAGTGGTAAATGGAAGAAGCTACGCATTACCATATTAGATCGTGATGGTTGGCAGTGTGCCATATGCCATAGACCAGCACACACAGTAGATCACATCATACCTAGAGTTAAGGGTGGGGATATGTGGTCACCTGATAACTTGCAATCAATGTGTAAGAGCTGCAACAGCTCAAAAGGTGGCCGTTTTTTTAGCCCGAAGGCGAC